AGTCAGCAGCCGCGCCAGCCACGCCCGAGGCCGCTTGGCTGTAGCCTTGATATGCGGAGCTCAGCGCATTGGCTCGAGCATCACCGGCTTTCATCATCGCATTACCCGCGTTGACGCCGTAGTTGCCCGCTGCGTTAGAGGCTAACTGCGAACTGGTCTGGTTCATGCCTGCGAGGTTGGCGAGCTGGTTCGTGTAGTCCCCGAACGCGCCGTAAGTGTTGCCCGCCAGCGTCTTCGCGTAACGGCCTTCCGCAGCCCCGCTGATGCTCTTGCCGGCCGCGCCGAGGTTGCCCTTGATCTGGTCAAACTGCTGGTCGTTGATCGTCGTCGCCAATTTGGCATAGGGCGAGGCGTAGAACTCCGCGAGCGGGTTGGACGCGCCGCCCTGCATTTGCTGCGCGCCGCCTGTTGGCATCGTGCCTTTCGTGTCAGCCATCGGCGCGAGCGTGCGGCCTTCGTTCTTGCCGAACTGGTTATAATGCCAGTTTGCGTATGCGTCCTGGTTGCCGCCAAACAGCGCCTTGATGTCCGGCTTGGCCCACTCGGCCTGAAGGTCAGGCTGCTGCATGTATGCGGCGTAGTCGAACCCGCCCGGAGCCTGCGTTGCGACCGTCTTCCAGTTGTCGCCGCCGTCGCGGATCATGCCGCCCAGCGCGCCACCGACAGCGCCGCCGATGGGGCCGCCAAAGAATGTTCCGGCGATGCTTCCTATAGCGCCCGCAGCCGCGTTAGGCCCGCCGCCGCCCGAACGCCCCTGCACCGGCTGTCCCGCGCCGAGGTTGGGCAGCATCTGAGAACCGCCGCTCATGCCACCGCCAGAGAAGCCGCCACCATAGGCCGCCTGATAGTTTTGCGGTGCGATGCCGAACAACGCCGCGAGCTTGTTCGATGCAGCACCGCCCGTCATGTAGCCAGGAGCTGCAAGCCCGCGCTGGTCCATGTAAATCTGGCGCTGCAATGCGCTCGTCTGGTTGGCTGCGTCCTGTTGCGCTTTGGCTGACGCCTGCCCGCCTTGGCCCGACATATAGCCGCCGGCCAGTGACGCGCCCGCATTGATCAACGCAGGCGCGTTATCAAGGGCAAACTTGGCGATCTGATCCCACATTCTATGCCGTCCTGATTTCAAAAAACTACGGCGCTACGCCTTCAGCGTAGATCGCAACGCCGATTGATATGCTTGCCGTCGCCGCAAGGCTGTCAGTGATCGTGCAGGTTGCGATGTCCTCCGTGGTCGTGCCGATGGACACGAACCCGGAAAAGCTTGTGGTGGCAGACGTCGCCGCACCGATGGTGAGGTTCCCCGCGTCGAGCGTCCAAGCGTAGGTATACGGCCCTGTCCCACCCGTTGGCGTCACCGTCACCGCGTTGGTCGTCGCGGTTCCCGAACCAACACGATCCCCGAATGCGCTGGAAGGCGTTGCAGAGGCATAGAAGCCTCCCGGCGCTGTCTGGCTCGCCAGTGTGGCAATGCCCGCGACCGCTCCCGTTGCCGTCGCCTGCGCTTGCGCTGCCGCAGCCTGGGCCTGTGTCACCCCACTGTTGACGTTGTCCGTGAACGTCACGCCGCCCGTGAGATACTTGTACCACTCAGGCGTTAATCGCCCGTCCTTGTCCACAAGCGGCACGGCCAGCGATGGCGGTTTAGGAGCCCGCGCCATTACAAATCCTCGTTCACAAGGACGCCCAGATAGGCAGCCGGCGCGGGGTCGGACTTCTGGAACTGAAACACCATGCCCGCGAGCTTCGTGCGCCCGCAACGATGCCAGACCGTGCGCTGGTCGTAGACGCCCTGCGCGCCCAGCTTGCGCGAACGCCACGCGGTCCACGTATTGCCGCCATCGATTGACGCACGCATCTGCACAACAGGGTTGACACCCTGCCCGGTCGCCACGCCAACGCCCTTGGCGCTCTCGAGCCGCAGCGTCGTGATCGGCAGGCTATCGGGAACTCCGCTCAGATGCGCCGTGAACTCGCGCACGATCTCCGTCCCCATCGTGGTCGAGGTCGCCATGCTTTCGGAGGCATAATCCCGGCTCAGTTCGTCAAATTGTCCCGTGCCGTCGCAGACAAACACGCGGCCCGCTGCCGTGATGATGTCCGTGTAGCGCCACGAGTTTTGCAGGTTCGTCCCGCGCGTGTGCCATTCCTGCGTCAGCACGTCGAAGATCATGCAAGCCGTAGGCGTCCGGTAGCTGACGAAGATATGCCCCCGGTCCTGGTACGTCTTGCCGATGATGTTTGCAGCGCCTGCACTGCGCAGCGCCGCAGATACCCACGGCTCGGACACGATGGGCGAGCCGCCCTGCCCCAGCCTGCGGACATTGAACGCCTCGTCCACGAAGAACAAGCTGTTATCGGCCTTGACGATGCCGTCACGGCACGCGCAGCCGACTTGCTGCGTCATGCCCGCCTGCGCCGCGAAGGGGTCCGTGCTGTCTCCTGTCTGCGACCACACTTCAATCGTCTGCGAACCCAGCAGGTAGTAGAACTCACCCAGCACGCGGCCCGCGATGATATCGTCCGGAGAGCTCTCGGCTGTGTAGTAATTCAGCGCCGTGGTCGATTGCAGGTCGAGAACAGACGTGAACCCAAAGCGGTTCTTCCATGTCATCAGCCCGCGCTGGCCGAGCGTGTCCACACTTGTGAAGACCGTTGCGCCTGCGTCAGACAGCAAAGTGGTGAAGCCCGTGTTCACCGCGCTGTCAGTGTACGCAACCGTACTGTTAGATGCCGCGAGCGATGTCGTGCCGAACGTGAACGCGCCGTCTGATTTCGTGGCCGTCACGTAGCCGATGCGGACCCGCGTCGTCAGCGGTACAGGCAAAGCCGCAGCCGCTGCCGATGCGCTGGCATAGCCCGTGGCATTGGCCGGCGCTTCGACCGCCGTGATCGTTCCCCCGCTGTCGATGTCCAGCGCAACCGCACCGTACAGGCCCAGCGGGATGACGTCATTCCCAGGCGCAGTACCCGCAGCCACCGCACCCTTGCTGTAGACTGTCCCGTCGATTGAGTAACTGAAAGCGCCGGTTGCGACGTTTGCAGGGGTCGAGCCTATGGCAAGATTAGCGTCAACCGTGATGCCGTCCGAGGCCCGCCTGATATACGTCCCGTCAGACACATAGGGCTGGCCGTTGAACAGGCCAAAGCCCTGCGTTTCCGTGAATGCGAAATCGCCGCGATCTGTCCCGGCAATGGTGCCTGTGAGGCTTCCCGTTGTGTTGTCCGCAGGGTTGAACGTCGATAGCGTCGTCCCCTGCGCGATCAGCACCTTTCCCAAGGCATGGCCGTCTGCCTGCCACATGCCACGGCACGCGCCGGCAAAGTCAGCACGCTGCAATGAGCCAGGCGCTTCGATCAGCACATTTTCGCGCTGCGGGTCGTTCGGATGCGGTTCGCGGTAGACGTTGTGGCACTTCTTCTCAGCCAGCCCCGTAACAACGGCAGAGGCTGCGGAAGTCGCCATAGGCACGCGCATCAGAAGTATTCCGCCCGCGTCGGCTTGTTGAACCGCTCGCCGCTGGACACCAGCCGCCGCAGGTTGCGTTCCGCTGTCGGCTCGTATGTCTGACGGAACGATGCAGCTTGCCCGCCATCCATGTAGTCGTCAGCCGCATGGCAGGCCACGTACATAGCCAGATCCTCGAGCATCGATTGCGGGCAAGCACTGTCGGACCAGTAGGCAATGCCGAGGTCGCGCAGCTTCTCGTTTACAGAGGCAATCAGCCCCTCGATTAGCGCGGTGTCCTCGGCTTCCGCCGTCTCGCCTGCTTGCAGCACCTTGAGCTTTTGCAGCACACGGTTGCGCAGCTCGGCAAGGGTCGCGTCAGCCATTGACCACCTCGCCTTCGATCACTTCCAGCGGTTCGCGTGTCGCGCCTTCCAGCGCCGCGCGCAGCCGTTCGATGCCCCAGCGCTTGTCGTAGTTTGCGCCGAGGTCGTCCAGTTGCTGCTTAATGATGGCGCGCTCGTCCTGTTCCGGGTTGCCTTTCGGCGCCGGGGCATCCTGCGGAACCTCCGTGAAATACGGATGGCTCCGCAGCTTGTTGATCTGCCACGGGAGCAAATGCCCCGTTTCGATCATCTGCCCGACCGGGAACGTGACGCCAAAAAGGGCGGTGAACTCGTCACCGCCCTCGTCGTCACCCTTCCAGATGAACGCTGACATTAAGACGTCGTCGCGTCTTCTTGGATGCCGAAGACCGCGAGATACAGAGTACCCGCAGCGCCGGTAGCAGCGTTCGCAGAGGCCACGCCAGTGATCAGCGTCTTGTCAGTGTATTTGTACCCAAACCCGGCCGTTGCAATCG